GTTTCTAAATGCCGACGTAACTATGGAAGCGGTCGGTTTTGATCCTGCTAAATTACAATTAAAAGAAGCTCGCGAACAAGTAGCGACAGAGTTAAGCCGCGCGATAGGACTTCCGGCGTACTTCGTGGACGCAGATACCGGATCGAGCATGACGTACTCCAACGCTTCATTGGCGAGGCAGACCCTTTTCGATTTCAGCTTGCGCGGAATCGCAACCGCGATCGAACAACGAATGAGCCAGCCAGACTTCACTCCGTATGGACAATCTGTACGCTTCGCATTGGACGACTTCTTGCGTGGTAATGCTTTAGAGCGCGCACAAGTTTATGAAATCTTAAATCGAATCGGTGCGATGAGTGTCGATGAAATTCGTAGAGATGAGGATCTACTTCAATGAAAATAAACGTACCTATAACACTTACCGCCGCGGATACAGAATCTCGCACTATTAGCGGTCGCGTCGTTACTTGGAACGAAGAAGGAAATACAAGCGCCGGACGTACAAAGTTTAACCCTGGCTCTATTTCAGCTAAAAACGTTAAATTACTTTTAGAACACGATCGCACACGTCCTATTGGTCGCGTTATTGAAATGACAACACACGAAGAAGGAATGGACGCGAAATTCAAGATAGCGGAAACGCAAGCCGGATCCGATAGCTTGATCGAGGCCGCTTCCGGATTACGCGATGGTTTTAGCGTCGGAATCGATCTCGTTAAATTCGATTCGGCCGGTGGAGTGCTGGTCGTAGAAATGGGAGATCTCGTGGAAATTAGCCTTGTCACAGACCCGGCCATAAATAGCGCTCGCGTTAGCGACGTGGCCGCAAGTCAAGAAGAAAAGATTTCCGACTCAAACGAGCCGGAATCCACCGAAGCAAAAGGAGATGAAGTGGAAAACACCGTAAAAGACGAAGCCGCTTCCGCCGAAACGGTCGAAGCCGCTAAGTCTCTAAATGCCGCAGACGCACCACGTCCGGCGTTTTTTACAGCACCAAGGATCGATCCGTCACCATTGGCGTATCTATCAAACTCAATTAAGGCGGCTCGTGGAGATCACGACGCGATTCAATATCTACGCGCGGCAGATTCAACAGATAACGCCGGCCTAATTCCGACACCGCAGGGCACAACCCTAATTAACGGAATCGCTAACGCAGAGCGCGGCTTTATTGACGCCGTATCTCGTGAGACCTTAGTCTCAACCGGACTCAGCTTCGAGCTTCCAAAGCTCACAGTAGCTCCGACCGTAGCTCAAACAGATGAAGGCGACGCGCCAAGCGATACCGGAATGGAATCCGAGTATCTATCAGTAGCGGTTAAGAAATTCGCCGGGCAACAAACCTACACTTGGGAACTCGCAGACAGAAGCTCGCCCGAGTGGTTATCCTCGATTCTTACCCAAATGGAATTCGCGTATGCTAAGGCGACCGACGCTTACGTTAAAGCTACCGCTACAACCGGTGCCGGAGCGGCGACAGGGCTTCCAACAGATGACGCGGCCGGTTACTTTAGCTATTTCGCTAACGGTGCGGCTAATGTCTATGCGAACTCTCTCGGCTACGCGACTAATCTCGTAGCTTCTTCCGCTCAATGGGCTAAATTGATGGCGATGGTCGATGAGGCAGGTCGTCCACTATTTATCGCTAACAACCCAAGCAACGCCGGCGGCGCTCTAAGCGCTCAGAGCTTGCGCGGTAACGTCGCAGGTCTAAACTTCCACGTTTCCCGGTCAATGACAGGAACCGCAGACGGATCAATGGCGATCATTAATCCTCAGGCTATTACTTGGTACGAGTCTCCACGACTACGCCTATCCACCAACGTAATCGCCGACGGATCCATTACGACCTCGCTCTACGGTTATGGTGCGTGCGCCGTTAAAATTGCCGGCGGAATCACTTTCAACGATAACGCGTAATTAATATCGGGCGGCGCGCTCCCGTGTCGCCCGTCTAAATTAAGGAGATGAGCTAATGCCGCAGATAGTCACCGCTTCCGAGCTTCGTGGCGTACTCGGCGTTAGCTCGTCCCTATATTCCGACGCGTCATTGGATCAGATAATCGATACGGCCGAAGCCGTGATCCTGCCAATGCTTACCGCTTACACCGCGTCGATCGCTCAGTACGAATTATTAGACGACGAATTACACTTTTATACGATTAGACCGCACCGCTTCGTAGTAGGTCAGAGCGTCATTATCGCCGGGATCTCCGAAGCCATAGACGGGACATACACCGTAACAAACGACAAACTTTCGACTTATATCTTTTCCGTGGCTAAGGTCGCGGCCGACATAACGCTACGCGCGGCTATTCCTTCCGCTAGCGCCACGTTATCCGGATCGTCGGCCGCAGATCTTTATGCCGGGAACGCCGCGATCGAGACCGCGATAATCGCGACGAGCGTAGAGATATTCCAAAATAAAACTTCGGCCGGTAATGCGATCGACGGCGTAGATTTCCAAGTAACGCCGTATCGAATGGGACGCCAACTCGTACAAAGAATTAGCTCGCTTCTCTTGCCATACGTCGAAATCGAGACGATGATTCAATGACGATCCAAGCCGACATAAGAGAGCCACTTAAAGACGCACTATCCGGCGTTGCGGCTAACGTTTACGATCACGTTCCGGAGTCCGTTATCGCTCCGTTTTGCGCGATTACTTATAGCTCTCCAATGATGGAGCCTAATTTAATTAATCAAGCGGTAGTAAAAGTTAAACTTAACTTCTTGATCCAAGCGGCGGTCGCCATGCTCTCTAATCCGGCGGCGCTTGATAACTTGGAGCAATTAATCATAAGTATTCTCGGCGCCATGCCGTCGGGATATATCGTCGAGAGCGTTAGCGCTCCGGGGATAATTTCAGTAGGGGCAAGTGACTTACTATCGGCTTCGATAGCGGTCTCAACCTATTATCAAGAGACAGAGTAGGAGATAAGATGGCAACCGTAATTACGGGGCGCGACGTGAGCTTTACTATCGATGGAGAGTCATATAGCGCCCAAACTACAAGCGCAACACTAAGTAACGAACACACCGTCGAGACTTACCAAACATTATCGGGACGCGTACACCGCGCGATCGATGATCAATGGACTTTTGACGTCGAAATGCTCGCAGATTGGGGCGCCGCTAGCTCTCTAAATGAGGCTATGTGGTCAGCTTGCGAATCAGCACCGAACACAACTCTCGAAGTGGTATTAACCGCCGCTACGGGAGCGACTTTCACTTTCGACGTATTTCCGGTTTTCCCAAGCGTAGGCGGTACAGCACCGGACGCGCAGACGGTAACTATGAGCTTCGTCGTTGATGGTGTGCCAACAGAATCATTTAGCTAAAAACTAGAGACGGGAGCGATTATGAGAATGGCAATTACGATCGAATATAATTCCGGCGAGAGCGAGACTTACGTCGCCGCTCCGCCGGAGTGGAAATTATGGGAACAGAAAACGGGCTACACGATCTCCCAAGTATCGGAAAAGCTAGGCATAACGGATCTTCTTTACTTGGCCTATCACGCACACAAGCGCGAATCGGCCGGTACTAAGACTCTAAAGCCTTTTGATACTTGGTGCGAGACCGTAGCAGATGTCGTAGTCGGTGACGCTAACCCAAAAGCCACGCAAGCGGATCAATAGGGAGACTTATAGTCGAACTAGCTATCGCGACCGGGATTCCGATGAGCGAATGGCGATCCGCCGAAGATATTTTAACGGCGCTTGAAGTGTTAGAGAGGCGAAATGGCGGCGGCAAAGGGGCAAGGTAAATACTCGATAACGGTCGAACCGTTAGCGCTAAAAAACCTTTTCGCCACGCTTAACGCTTTAGATAAAGAACACCAAGCAAAAGTCCGAGACGGCGCGCAACCTATATCCCAAGAATTCGCGAGAAAATTAGCGATCGGTGCGGCTTTTGGTACCACGCCACCGCAAGCCGTACTGGTCGCTAGATCAATAACTACGCCAAGAGATCGAATACCACGCGTCGATATTGGCGGAAGTAAAAAAGTCGGCCGCGTGTATGGCGGAAAGCGTAAGGGGACTCGTCGCACGTCAGCACCGGCCGGCGCTTTATTATGGGGATCAGAATTCGGATCACACCCTGGAGTCGATTCGATCGGTCGTCGTTTTACTCGTCGATTCGTAAAAGGAGTTAATAAGTCGGGTTATTGGATCGCACCAACTACCGACAAATATATCGGCGACGTCGCGAAGGAATACGAAGTAATGCTCGGTAAAGTTATCCAAGAGCAAAAATTGAACGGAGCGTCTAGCTAATGGCCGGTATTCCTAAAGTAAAGATTAGCTTCGACGCCGACTATTCAGAGCTTAAAAAAGGCGTAAAAGGCGCTACGACCGAAGTTGAGAGTTTTGGATCTAAAGTAGCCGATTTCGGTAAGAAGGCGGCGGCGGCTTTTGCCGTTGCGGCGGTAGCGGCCGGAGCGATGGCCGTAAAGATCGGCAAGGAAGCTATTACGGCGGCTTCAGATTTAGCCGAGACCGTCTCTAAAGTCGGAGTCTTATTCGGCGATTCAGCTAAACAGGTAGAAGCTTTTGCCGAGACGGCGGCGATGAAGCTTGGACAATCTAAACAGCAAGCATTAAACGCGGCGGCTACCTTCGCGACTTTCGGTAAAGCGGCAGGGTTAGCCGGCGATGATTTAGCTAAATTCTCGACGGATTTCGTAGGCTTGGCTTCGGATCTTGCTTCGTTTAATAACACTTCACCGGAGCAAGCTATTAACGCGATCGGAGCGGCGCTTCGTGGCGAATCAGAGCCGCTTAGAGCTTACGGCGTTTTATTGGACGACGCTTCATTACGCCAAGCCGCTTTAGAGCTTGGAATCGTATCTACGACTAAAAACGCACTAACACCGCAACAGAAAGTCTTAGCGGCTCAAAAGCTTATTTACGAGCAGACCGGATCAGCTCAGGGAGATTTCGCCCGTACTTCCGACGGCTTGGCCAACTCTCAAAGAATCCTAAGCGCAAGAATCGAAAACGTTAAGACCGTTTTAGGTGAAGCTTTATTACCTATCGCCTTAAAGGTTAGTGAATTCGTATCAAAGACACTTTTACCAATTATTGAAAAGCTCGCTTCGGGCTTCGATTCCGGCACCGGTGAAGGTTTATTAGCCAAGATCTCAAACGTCGTTAATTACATAAAAGAATTTTTCGAGCCAATATGGGAAGCGCTGGTCTCAGCTTTTGGCAGAATCCGCCAAGCCATAATAGATAACCAAGATCGATTCAGCTCGCTATTTACGACCCTAAAAGAGATCGGATCTTGGGTACTAGCTACGATCGTCCCAATTTTCAAGACTCAGTTAGTCGGAGCGATTACCGCCGCTTCCACGGCTATTTCGCTCGTCATTAAGGCGATTACTCCGGTCGTCGAAAATGTCGCAAAGTTAATTAAGGGTCTCATTAATGGCGTAATCGACGGCATTAACTTATTGATAAAGACTTACAACGCGACCATTGGAAAAATTACCGGTAGCTCTATCTCACTAATACCTAAAATCGGCGAGATTACTAAAACAGGATCTAACGTAGTTTCAAGCTCATCACTTCCAAGCGGCTTCGGGGCTACGACTACCACCGCAACGACCGCCGCTACCACGGCGACGACCGTAGCGACTACGGCGACCACGGCGGCAAGCGCGGCGGCGGCGGCGGCAAGCGCGGCGACTAAAACGGTGGAGAAGCTGGCGCCTACCTTAATCGAGCAAGTGACTCAAGAGAATTTCCTAAAGAGCTTAGCCGGAACGGGTAATACCAACGTCGCCGCGTTTAGAATGGCAGAAAACGCCGGAGTCACAATTAACGTTAATGCGCCGTCGATGATCGATGAAGAAGGATTTAACCGAGATTTACAGTTAGCCGTCAATAATTCTTATTACCGTGGAACGGGCGGCGGAACGGCCATTATTACCGGAAGCGGCGGTAACTTCGGGTGACAAGCTGGAATCCTATATGGCGAGTTAAAATCGACGGCACCGAATTAACCGAT